GCACAGCGTAAAGATGCCCGGTCTTATGTATCAGTGATCTGGAATCTGCAAATTGCCACCAATGATACCGACGCTTTTCAAGGAGGGAATTTGACCATGCTGATTCGACAGCCCATTCGGAACAATAGAATTATCGGAGAAAAGAAACCGAGAGTATTTGATGCCATCATTGACACCCAGGATGGCGAAGTGTATCTGGAACTCAAGAACGCCAAGCAGAAGGAAGTCGTCCGTCTGTGCGATGTTCTTGCCCAGATTGAACAGGCCAAGAGACAGGCCCACAATAAGTAATCCACCCAGGGGCTTCGGCCCCACCGTAAAAGAACAGCGTTCATCTATCGAGCCCTGGCTCCTTCCGTAAGGATGAGTGACCTAACTGCCGAAGTGAAGCAATGATCAGAAATGATCTGCTTTATTTCGGCAGTTATTTTTTGCCCTTTTTCTGCTCCTGCTTCACTTCCCCCGTGAAGAAAGGAACAGAATACTATGAAAATCAAGTACGAATTTGCCAATGAAACCGTGGAAATTGATGTGTCCGAGGAATGGGGGACTGTCCTCGTAGACCTAGATCGGCTGGAGTATAACAACAACCAGACTGAAACACGGCGGCATTTTTCGCTGGAAGCATTGAATTTGGATGAGACCCTTCTGCCCAGTAAGGACGATACGGAAATGGCTGCATTCCAAAATATTGACAATCAGCAGCTGTATGAGGCCATCCAAAAACTGAGTCCCCGGCAGCAGTCTTTGATCCGCCGGGTCTACTTCCAGAAATGCAAGTATGTGGACATTGCCCGTGAGGAGGGCAGAGATCCTTCCTCCATTAGGCAGGCCACAGAGCGTGCTGTAAAAAAATTAAAAAAATATTTGTGAGAGACCACCCTTTTTTCTGTCTCCCGTGACCTACCGGTGAAGGGCAACACAAAACAGTCCTTCAGAAAGGATGATAGAAATGAAGCACAACTTGAAGATTAGTGTTTCGAAGGAACCTAAGACAGGTGGCATCGTTGCCTGCCGGAGCATTACGATCCGGGACAGGCTGCTGACTTTCCTGCTGGGTCCCAAGCAAAAAGTGATGATCCTGATCCCCGGCGACAGCGTGGATACGGTTTCCATCACGGAAGTGGGAGGTGTGGCCTGTGAAGCTGTATGAGGTAAATCAGCTGATTGATTCCATCTTTGACCAGTTGGTCAACCCGGACACCGGCGAAATCATTCCGGATGAGGCACTGCTTGCACAGCTGGATTCTCTCCAGATGGAGCGCAGTCGCATTCTGGAATATCTGGCCAAACTGGTGCTGAACACCAAATCCGAGGTGGCGGCACTCAAGGAAGAGGAACAGCGGCTGAAGGACCGCCGTGGTGACCAAGAGCGGAAGATCGTCCGGCTTATGGGTATTCTTGACCGGGAGTGCGCCGGTGAAAAGACCGACTGCGGTGTGGCAACTGTCTGCTACCGCAAAACCACCAAGGTGGATGTGGCGGATGGCGCTGCGGCAATCTCCTGGCTGATGGAAAATGGCTACGACAGTTGTTACAAGCAGCCTGCACCGGAAGTCAGTAAGTCTGAGGTTAAGAAGCTGCTCCAGCGTGGTACAGAGGTCCCCGGCGTTTCCCTGGTACAGGATCTGTCCTGCTCCCTGCGGTAAGGAGGTGCCTCTATGCTGAAGATCACAAACGGCAGAATCAACCGGGCGCAGAAAGTAGTTCTGTATGGTTCTGAGGGCATCGGTAAAAGTACCCTGGCAGCCCAGTTCCCCAACCCCTTGTTCATCGACACCGAAGGCGGTACCGCCCATATGGATGTTCGCCGTATTGAGCGCCCGGACAATTGGACAGCTTTGATTTCCATTCTGAAGGAAATCGCTGCCAATCCTGGTATCTGCGGCTCCTTGGTGATTGATACCGCTGACTGGGCAGAACAGCTGGCTGTCAGCCACATCTGCACCAAGTTCAAAAAGAACGGTATTGAGGACTTCGGCTACGGCAAGGGCTACACCTACCTGGCAGAAGAGTTCACGGATTTCTTTACCGCTTTGGATGCCATCATCGCCGCAGGCATGAATGTGGTTGTTACTGCCCATGCCAAAATGCGTAAGTTCGAGCAGCCGGATGAGATGGGCGCCTACGACCGTTGGGAGATGAAGCTTTCCAAGCAGGTGGCCCCTCTGTTCAAGGAATGGTGCGATATGCTGCTGTTCTTGAACTATCAGACCTATGTGGTGACCACAGAGAACAAGGTCAGCAAGGCCCAGGGTGGCAAGCGGATCATCCATACCAGTCACCATCCCTGTTGGGATGCCAAGAACCGTCATGGCCTTCCTCCCACGCTGGATCTGGACTATGGAAGCATTGCCCATCTGTTTGGCAAAGCGGAGGTGGCGGCTACGCCTAATCCCATCCCTGCCGAAGCACCCGTGCAACAGGCTACCCCTCCCACCGTTCGTCCTCCCATGGAGGTGCTGAAGGACATGATGATGGAGGCACAGATCTCTGCCATTGAGATCCAGGAGATCGTGGGCAGCAAGGGTCATTTCCCCACCGGAATGCCCATGGAGGAATATCCCGAAGCCTTTATTACCGGCTGGATCATTCCCAATTTCAAGAGAATCGTTGAAACAGTCGAATCCAACCCGGATCGGCTCCCGTTCTAAAAATAGGAGGTAACAGATATGAGTAACTTTAATAACAACCTGGCCATGGACTGGGATGACGCCATTTTAGAGGATGGCATGGAATATGTCCTTCTGGAAGAAGGCGATTACAACTTTGTGGTTCGTGACTTTGAGCGTGGTCACTTCCCCGGCAGCGCCAAGCTGCCTGCCTGTAACAAGGCGACCCTGACCCTGGAGGTGGATACCCGTGAGGGCACCGCCATGGTCAAGCATGACATCATCCTTTGCCGCACCCTGGAGTTCCGTATTTCTGAGTTCTTCCGGGCCATCGGTCAGAAGAAGCATGGTGAGCGTCTGGTGATGAATTGGAACGCAGTTGTTGGCTCCAAGGGACGTGCCCGGTTCAAGCCCCGTCCCTATACCAATAAGGATGGTGAGCAGAAGATGGCAAACAATGTGGACAAGTTCTACGACTACGATCCTGCTTTTTTCCCCAAGCAGCAGACCCCTGACTGGGTAAAGGATGCTGAAAAGGCACGACCTCAGTCCTGGGAGCAGGGTACCTTCTAATGATGAATTTAAGACCGTATCAGACCCAGGCGAGAGATGCGGTCATTGCCGAGTGGGACAAAGGGCACCGGAAGACCCTTCTGGTGCTGCCCACCGGCACCGGTAAGACCGTTGTGTTCTCTTCCATCGTGGGCCACCGGGTGGCCCGTGGTGGAAAGGCACTGATTCTCGCCCATCGCGGGGAACTGCTAACCCAGGCGGCTGATAAGCTGCTTGCTGTGACCGGATTACCCTGTGGTATGGAAAAGGCAGAAAACACCAGTCTTAACAGCGGTCACAAGATCACGGTTGGATCTGTCCAGACCCTGGCACAGCCGCTCCGACTGGAAAAATTTCCCCATGATTATTTCACCGACATTGTGGTGGATGAAGCACACCACTGCCTGTCGGATACTTACCAACGGGTACTGGCCCATTTCCCGGAGGCCAATGTCCTGGGCGTCACAGCCACACCAGATCGTGGCGACATGAAGAATCTGGGCCAGTATTTTGACAGCAAAGCCTATGAATATAGTATGTCCCAGGCGATCAAGGAGAAATATCTGTGTCCGATCAGGGCGCAGATGATTCCCCTGGAACTGGATATTTCCAATGTGAAAGTCAGCAACGGCGACTTCAGTTCTGGCGAGGTCAGTTATGCCTTGAGACCCTACTTACACCAAATCGCCCAGGAAATGAAGCGATACTGCCAGGGCCGGAAAACGGTCGTGTTTTTACCTTTGGTTCAAATCTCTCAGGATTTCCGAGATATGCTGGAATTCTATGGATTCCGTGCTGCCGAGGTCAATGGAAACAGTCCGGACAGAAGTCGGATCCTTTCAGACTTTGAAACAGGAAAATATGATGTCCTTTGTAATTCCATGCTGCTGACAGAAGGCTGGGATTGCCCCTCAGTTGACTGTGTGGTGGTGCTTCGCCCCACCAAGATCCGCAGTCTCTATCAGCAGATGGTGGGACGCGGTATGCGGTTATTCCCCGGCAAGGATCATCTTCTGCTGCTGGATTTCCTCTGGATGACCCAGCGACACGATCTATGCCGTCCTTCGTCCTTGATTTCCAAGGATGAGGCCATCGCTCAAATGATCGATCAGATGGTGAGCGATGAAGAAGATGGTGTCGATCTGATGGAAGCGGAGGAACAGGCCGAGAGTGATGTTCTGGCACAGCGTGAAGAAGCACTTGCACGGGAATTGGCAGAGATGCGGATGCGGAAACGAAAGTTGGTAGACCCGCTCCAGTATGCTGTTTCCATTGCAGCAGAGGATCTGGTCGGATATGTCCCCACCTTTGCCTGGGAGATGGCACCGCCCTCAGAAAAGCAGCTGGCATTTCTGGAGCAGCGGGGCATATTCGCAGAGTCCGTAGAGAACATGGGCAAAGCACGCCTGCTGATAGACCGGCTTATGCAACGGCAGGCTATGGGACTGGCTACCCCCAAGCAGATCCGCTGCTTGGAACGATATGGATTCCGGCAGGTCGGCACCTGGCAGTTTGATGATGCCAGGAAGATGATCTCTCGGCTTTCTATGAACAACTGGCGGTTACCCTCCGGGGTTACGCCATCCAAATATCAGCCTTAATCGGAGGTTTTTGTTATGAGCAATATTTTGTCTGCCTTGCAGCAGATTGATGTGAGTGCTGTTTCCTACCAGGAATGGGTCAATGTGGGAATGGCGCTGAAAGCAGAAGGCTATGGCTGCGAGGTCTGGGATAGCTGGAGCCAAGGCGATAGTCGCTACCATCCCGGTGAGTGTGACCGGAAATGGAGTACCTTCCGTGGTAGCAGTTCTCCCGTCACCGGCGCTACCATCGTGCAGATGGCAAAGGCATACGGTTGGGCCCCCAGCGGCCCTGCTTCTGCCATGGACTGGAACGATGTGATTATGGATGACGGCGACAGCTTCAATCAGTACACGGCACCGGAAACCTGGAATCCTGCCCAGGAATTGATTGCCTACCTGGAAACCCTGTTTGACAAGGACGACTTTGTTGGTTACGTGACTAACGATGTCTGGCAGGATGCGGCGAACAGATGGGTTCCTTCCAAGGGTGTTTACTCCAAGACTGCCGGGGAATTGATTGCTTCCCTCAAAAAGCATCCTGACGATCTGGGTGCCACCATCGGCGACTGGAAGACGGAAGTTGGTGCTTGGATTCGGTTTAATCCCCTGGACGGCGAAGGTGTCCGCAATGACAATGTGACCCAATTCAAATACGCTCTGGTGGAGTCCGACAGTATGTCGGTTATCGAACAGGATGCCATGTACCGCAAACTGGAACTGCCCATTGCCTGTCTGGTGCATTCCGGTGGCAAGAGCCTCCATGCAATCGTCAAAGTAGATGCCCCAGACCATGCGGAATACCGTAAACGAGTGCAATTCCTTTACGATTTTCTCGAGAAGAACGGTGTCGCCGTGGACAAGCAGAACCGGAATCCCTCCCGGCTGTCTCGTATGCCCGGCGTGACCCGGAATGGCAACAAGCAGTATCTGGTGGCTACCAATATTGGCAGAAAGAGCTGGGTGGACTGGCTAGACTTTGCCGAGGGTGTCACCGATGAGCTACCCGATATGGTTTCCCTGGACAGCTATAAGGAAAACCTCCCCACGCTACCGGATGAACTGATTAAGGGCATCCTCCGCTGCGGGCATAAAATGCTGATTTCTGGCCCCTCCAAAGCCGGTAAGAGTTTTGCTCTTATGGAACTGAGTATCGCCATTGCGGAAGGAAAATCTTGGTTGGGTTTTCCTTGCAAGAGAGGCCGGGTACTGTATGTGAACTTGGAAATTGACCCTGCTTCCTGCATCATGCGTTTCATGAAGATTTATGAGGCCATGGGCATTCCTAAGAAGAGCATGGACAACATCGTGATCTGGAATCTGCGTGGTCATGCAGTTCCTTTGGACAAATTGGTCCCGAAGCTGATCCGAAGAGTCCGAGACCAGCACTTCGATGCCATCATCGTGGACCCCATCTACAAGGTCATTACCGGCGACGAGAATAACGCCTCGGATATGGCTATGTTCTGCAATCAGTTTGATAAAATCTGCACTGAAACCGGATGCGCCACCATCTACTGCCACCACCATTCCAAAGGCACCCAGGGCAACAAAAAAGCAATGGATCGTGCCAGCGGTAGCGGTGTGTTTGCCCGTGATCCAGATGCACAGCTGGATATGATGCCATTGGAATTGACAGAAAGTCAGAAGAATATGCTCCGGGATGGCAATGAAACAGCGTGGCGGATGGAGTCTAACCTTCGGGAATTTGAGAATATCCGCCCCATTAATTTCTGGTTTGATTATCCCGTTCATCGACTGGATACCAGCGGAGAATTGGAGAAAGCCTACGCAGAAGGTAGCCCCGAGGCTACACGTGCCAAGAATAAGAAAAACACCACGGCAGAGGAACGCAGGGAGTCTATTGAAAGCGCATTCCAAGCCTGCTCCATTGAACAGCCGGTGACGGTTTCTGCTATGGCTTCGTACCTCAATAAATCTGAGCGTTGCATTCGGGATCGTCTAAGGGAAATGAAAGACACTTTCTGGTGCCGCCAGGGTATTGTCGGGCGATGTGAGAAAACAGATGAGACGGAAAACTGATATTTCCAGATTTCCGTACTTGGAACGGAAAACCGTATTATAAATAGATAACTTTCGTTCTCTATCGTTCACGCGTGTGGGAAAGGCTGAAAGCCATGCCTTTCCCCACTGCGAAACGAGGACAGGAGGGTTTTCCTCCAGGAGGTAAGATATGAATTTCTTTATTGCAATGACACCGCCAACCGCCACCGCCCAGGAGCGGAAGGTCCGGTTTTATAAAAACAAACCTGTTTTTTATGATCCTCCCGCGGTGAAGGAGGCAAAAGCAAAGCTGTCGGCCTATCTGTCTATCAACAGACCCGTGCAGCCATATGAAGGCCCGGTGTCCTTACGGACCCTGTGGCTGTTCCCCAGAGGTAAGTCCCATCGCAACGGTGACTGGCGTTATACCCGGCCCGATACAGATAACCTGCAGAAAATGCTGAAAGACTGCATGACCAAGTGTGGCTATTGGAAGGACGACGCCCAGGTGGCCAGGGAAATCATTGAGAAGCGGTGGTCAGATGAACCCTGTGGCATTTACATCGAAATTGAAAAATTGGAGGTAACCTAATATGGGATATGGATATTACAGAAACAATGAGGGTTATTACGATCCCACTGCCGGTGCAGTGTTTGCAAAGCTTGATAAGGCGGACAGAAAGAAGCGTAGCGATCGTCGGAAGGCTCAGCGGAAACGGAACGCACAGGCCCGGAAGCTGATGGCTAATCGAAATCAGTGTGCAACAATTCTGGACAAAGATCAAAAGGAGGAAAGCAATGACGGCTAAAGAGTACTTAGGTCAGGCATACCGCCTTGACCAGCGTATCAACAGCAAGCTGGAGCAGGTGCTTTCTCTGCGGGATCTTACCAAGAAGGCAACCGCCACTATGAGTGATATGCCCGGTAGTGCCAGCCCCAATGTTTACAAGATGCAGGATATCATCGTAAAAATCGTGGATCTGGAGAATGAAATCAACGCAGACATTGACCAGCTGGTGGATCTGAAGCGGGAAATGGTTGGTGTTATTAAGGCCGTGGAGAATCCGGAGTATCAGACCCTTTTGGAACTTCGGTATCTCTGCTTCAAAACATGGGAGCAGATCGCCGTGAACATGGACTATGGAATCGATAATGTTTTCAAACTGCATCAGAAAGCATTAAAACTTGTGGTTCTTCCTGCAACCTTACAGTAGCGTCCATTGTTTTACAGTATGACCTTATGATATTATTATAATCGCCAAGAACATTAGGAGAGCCTCGTGGGAGAAATTCCACGGGGCTTTTCTTATGCCTAAATGGAGGTGTTGCCAATGGGCTACCGTAAGGTTGGCTACATGGAGCAGCTCTGGTACATAGCCAAGTACATGATACGGCAGTTGCTCCGAAGGAGGTGAATGCAATGCCCAAACGACCCAAGCGCCCATGTTCCTATCCTGGTTGTCCCAAGCTGACGGACGGTCAGTATTGCGAGGATCATGCCGCTGTTGCTCGGCGGCAGTACAACAAGTACGAACGATCAGCTGATGTCAACAAGAAGTACGGCAGAGCATGGAAACGAATCCGGGATCGTCATGCGGCACAGCATCCCCTCTGTGAGAAATGCCTGGAGGAAGGTCGGCTGGTTCCTATGGCAGAGGTACACCACAAGATTCCTGTTTCTAAAGGCGGCACCCATGCCAGAGAGAACCTGATGTCCCTTTGCCGATCCTGCCACAACAAAATCCATCATGAACTGGGTGACCGATAGGCCCAGGGGCGGGTCAAATCTCCAGGACTAAAAACCTGGGGCAGCGGCCCGGGGCTTCGTGCGCGAAAACGCGAAAGTTTTAAGGGGAATAGGTCCCTGGTAAAAAGGAGGTATGAAATATGGGCCAAAGAGGACCCAAGCCTGGCTCCGGTGGCAGACCGAAAAAGCCCATTGCTGACAAGATCATGGATGGCAATCCCGGTGGTAGGCCGCTGACTGTCATTGATTTCAAAGACAGCGCGGCAGATCTGGAAGGCCAGGATATGCCGCAACCCAAGGAATTTCTTTCTGCCAGACAGAAAGACGGTTCCAAACTCTGTGCCGCAGAGATTTATGAAAATGTTTGGAAATGGCTGCGTGACCGTGGTTGCGCGGCAATCGTGGCACCGGATCTGATAGAGCGATATGCTCTGGCAAGCGCCAGATGGATTCAATGCGAGTCCATAACCAGTGAGGTAGGCTTTCTGGCAAAGCATCCCACTACCGGAGCGGCGATTCAGTCGCCCTATGTGTCCATCGCCAACCAGTACATGACCCAGGCAAATCGGCTCTGGTCTGAGATTTTCCAAATCGTCCGGGAGAACTGTACCGGCGACTACACCGGGGCAAGTCCCCAGGATGATGTCATGGAGCGGCTGCTCCGTGCAAGGAAAGGATGATTCTATGTTTGAAAAAGTGAATCCGGCGCATCCCGATAAGATTGCCGACCGCATCGCCGGTGCCATCGTGGATATCGCCTATGAAACCCAAATCGATCCCAAAATCGCAGTAGAGGTCCTGATCGGTCATGGTGTCTGCCATGCCATTATCGAGACCTCTGCTGTTTTGAATTTGCGGAAGATCAAGGATGCCATTCACCGCATTGCCGGTGATGTCCGTCCCAATGTGGTCATTGTTCCCCAGGATAAGCATCTGGCTCAAAACCAGGAGGAAGCCATCCGCTGCGGCGATAATGGTATCTTCAAGGGTATGCCTATGACCCGGGAGCAGAATATGCTGTGCAGCTTCGCTTATGATCTTTACAGCCGTTACCCTTATGATGGCAAGTACATCCTGGACGGAAGCAAGCTGATTATCTGTCAGAGCAATGCCAATGCAGATGATATTCGCATTACTTACCCCTTCGCCCAGATCAATCCCCTAGGCGACTGGACCGGCGGCACCAATGTGGATACCGGTGCTACCAACCGCAAGCTGGGCAGCGACATGGGTGACTCCGTTACCGGCGGCGGTCTCCATGGCAAGGATCTGAGCAAGGCGGATGTCAGCGTCAATATCTATGCTTTTATCAAGGCACAGGAAACCGGCAAGCCCGTGGAACTGTGCTGCGCCATCGGTGATGAGTTCGTTGATGGCATTCCCTACGAGGAAATCGTGGAAACTGCGAGGGGCTTCATTCACGCCGTTGGCGGCTTTGAGAAGTTCGCAGAGTGGGGGCTGGTATGGTAATCGAAAAGAAGA